GAACTGTGGTTTTCATGGAACCCGAAGGACGCGAGCGACCCTGTAGACAAACGCTTTCGGGGGCTGCATCCCCCTGACGATGCGATCGTCCGACAGGTCAACTATTCAGACAATCCGTTCTTTCCCCCTGAACTGGATGCAGAGCGGCGCTACGACGAACAACACAATCGGGACCGCTACGGCCATATCTGGCTAGGAGAGTACGAGCCCACGGTTGTAGGGGCCATCTGGGACCGGCAGACGTTCCATGCGCATAGACGCCGGGAGGCCCCACCCCTGACGCGTATCTTGGTTGGGATCGACCACGCCGTATCTGACACGGCGGCATCCGACGAACACGGCATTTCGGTTGTGGGGTTGGGTGAGGACGGCAGGGGTTACGTCTTGGAAGACGGCTCCATGAAGGGTTCGCCGGCACAGTGGGCCGAACGCGCCATTGCGCTGTTCGACAAGTACGAAGCAAACGGGATTGTCATTGAGCGGAACCAGGGCGGCGACCTTGTGCGGCGCAACCTTGAAGTCACGCGGTCTGGCCTGCCGGTCATCGAGGTAACAGCGACGCGGGGCAAGCACGTCCGGGCCGAGCCTATTTCATCGCTCTACAAGCTGGGGCGGGTATCGCATGTCGGGACGTTCCCCGAGATGGAAGATCAATTCTGCGGCTTTACGAACTCAGGATATGAGGGCAAGGGGTCGCCAGACAGAGCGGAGTCGGCAATTTGGTGCTTGACGGAACTATTCCCGCAGATGGTCAAACCGAAGACGCGGACGGTCCACGTACCGCCGCTGGGGCAGGGCGGATGGATGGCGTAGGGGTTCAAGCCGCCGCAGACGCTCACAGGGAGATGCTTAACGCATCTCGCTACTACGTCCACCAGCTTCGCGTTCACCAGTTCCGGCTTGCCGTCATGCGGGGAGAGATCACCGCAGACCGTGCCAAAGAGGAATACCGCAAGTCGATGGAAAACTACGACCAGATGATTGCGGAAGCGCCTGGGGCGCACTGGGCAGAAGCCAACGCGGTAAGCATCGCTAAAGGATTCACGCTGAATGGCTGACGACGTTATCAAGGGTGCGCTGGAGCGGTTTAAGGACTCGCAGGACGGGTCCGACTACAACCGCGAGGCTGCCGAGGCAGATATCAACTTCTCCCGCCTTGGGGACCAGTGGCCGGAAGAAATCAAGCGCACCCGTGAAGCCGAGGGTCGGCCCTGCCTGACCATCAACAAGCTGCCGGCGTTTGTGCGTCAGGTTGTGAACGATGCGCGGCAGGCCAAGCCTGGAATCAAGGTCAGCCCCGTAGAGGGTGGCGACGTTGACACGGCGAAGGTTATTTCGGGATTGATTCGGTCGGTTGAGCGGGGCAGTCAGGCAGACGTTGCCTATGACACCGCCATCGACCATGCAGTATCAGGGGGTTTCGGGTTTTTCCGAATCGGGATCGATTACGCCCACGAGGAAACCTTTGACCTTGAAGCCCGGATTCACCGGATACCCAACCCTCTGATGGTTCATTGGGACGTTTCATCGACGGAGTTCGATGCGTCCGATTGGAGCTACGCCTTTATCTCGGACATGCTGACCGAGGAAGAGTTTGAAGCACGGCACCCCAAGGCCGACCCGGTTTCGTTTGAAGGCGACTCTCGAGGTACCGCGCAGTTCTGGCTCATGGACAATCGGGTTAGGGTTGCTGAGTACTTTGAGCGCACAGAGGTCAAGCGCAAGTTGGTGCAGTTGTCGGACGGCACCATTGCCAGGGAAGACCAACTTCCAATGATGGCGCGCCGGTTCCTTGAGAACGGGATGATCGACGTTGGCGCGGTTGACGACGATGAAGCAGTCCGAATCGTCATGCAGATGCAGGGGCTCGAGGAACAGCGGTCCCGCGAGGTCACGGCCTATGAGGTGATGCGCCGGGTCATTTCAGGCGTTGAGGTTCTGGAAGAGGACAAGTGGCCGGGCTCAACCATTCCAATCTGCCCTGTATGGGGTGAAGAGGTTTATTCGGACGGCCGCCGGCACTTCCGGTCGATGATTCGGGACGCCAAAGACCCGCAGAAGATGTTCAACTTTTGGCGGTCGGCTTCGACTGAGTTGGTGGCCCTTGCGCCTCGTGCGCCGTGGGTTGGTCCGGAAGGGTTTGTACCCAAGGGGCAAGAGCAGAAGTGGGAAACCGCGAACACACGCAGCCACGCCTACTTGGAGTATGCCGTGAACAACAGCGGCGGCGTCCCGCAGCGTCAGCCGTTTGCGGGCATCCCCGCAGGGGCAATCCAGGAGGGGTTGAACGCTTCCGACGACATGAAGGCAATTATGGGGATTTACGACTCGTCCCTGGGTGCCAGATCAAATGAGAACTCGGGCCGGGCCATTCTTGCTAGACAGCGAGAGTCGGACGTTTCGAACTTCCACTTCATCGACAACCTCAATCGGGCGATTCGCTACGCCGGCCAAGTGCTGGTGGAGATCATCCCTGCGGTTTACGGCCCCCGTCAGTCCATCCGCATTCTCGGTGAGGATATGGCGGACGAGGTGATTACGCTAACGCAAGGGTCGATCGAGGGTGACGCCCCTGAGGGTGACGACCGCATCTACAACATATCGACCGGGAAGTACGACGTTACGGTTGACACCGGGCCTTCGTATCAGACGGCACGGGATGAGGCGCGCGAGATTCTTATGGAGCTGATGCGCGCTGTGCCGGGCGCCGCACAGTACCTGGGCGATATCTTTATGAGGAATGTTGACTTCAACGGGGCTGAGGAAGCCGCCGAGAGGTTAAAGCGACTGCTGCCGCCGCAAATAGCGGATGGCGTAGCGCCGCCTATGGGTGGCGTACCGGGGCAACCGCCCCAACCTGGGCAGATGCCCGCACAACCCGCGCCGGGAGGCGTGGCTATCCCTTAGAAGGAGTTTTTAGATGTCCGAAGATTCAACCGTCCCTGCTGGGGAAGTTGAAGCCGCAGAGCCAGACGACAGCCCCGAGGTCGAGGCTGTAGCTGATGACGAAGCGGAAACCGAAGATGGCGAAACCGATGGCGAAGTTGCCGAACAGGACGGCGACGAATCCGAAGGGGACGAATCAGAGGAAGAGGAGGCCGAGGAGGTCGAGTTCGACTTTGGCGGCAACAAGTTCAAGGTTCCGAAGGGTGCACTCCCTGACGATCTCGCGGCTGAGTTGGACAAGTTCACAAAAGGGACTTGGGCCGATTACACCCGCAAATCGCAAGAAGTAGCCGAAGCCCGCAAATCAATCGAAGCCCGTCAAGCGGCAGTCGAGAAGATGGCGGGGTTGAACGGCGAAGCCTTGCAGACCTATTCGCGTGGACTGCAACTCAAGCAGGAGATTGAGCAGCTTCAAGAGGCGAACACGCAGCAACTGTGGCAGACGGACCCGGACCGGGCACGTCAGGTCTCGGACGCTATTTCGCGGAAGCAGGCTGAATTTCAGAACGTCGTCCGCACCGTCAGCGACTACGAAGCCCAGCTTTCAGCACAGCAAGAGGCGGAAGTCTCCCGGCTCATGGAAGAAGGGCGTCAGGTCGCAGAGCGGCGCGTTAAGGGGTTCACGGCCCGAGAGGCTGATGTTGTCGCGTATGCCGTCAAGGAGGGCGTACCCGAAGAACATGCCAAGAAATGGGCGTTGAATCCGACAACGGCGGTCTTTGCCTATAAGGCGATGCTTTACGACAAGATGCAGCAAACCACGAAACCCAAACCGGCCCCGAAGGATGCCGCGCCCGTCAAGCCCATGAAGACCAAGGGCGGAACGAAGCGGGCGTTCGATTTGGTGAAAGACGCCGACAAATTGTCCGCTGAGGAGTGGGCAAAACGTCGCAACGCTGAACTCGCCAAAAGGGGCTAATCACTCATAGGGACCGCTGTGAAGCGGCCCATTCCCTTAGAAGGAGATCGAAATGGCCAACACCATTTTGACACCGACTGCCGTTACGCGGGAGGCGCTTCGGATTCTGCATCAGAAGCTCAACTTCGTCGGCAATATCGACCGCCAGTATGACGACTCGTTCGCTGTTTCTGGCGCCAAGATCGGATCTTCGTTGAAGATTCGCAAGCCCAACCAGTACACCGTGCGTACCGGCAAGACCATCGACGTTCAGGACACGACCGAAACGAGCGAGACCCTGACGGTCGCGACTCAGAAGGGCGTGGACGTGAATTTCTCGTCTGCCGAGATGACGTTGGACCTGGACGACTTCTCAAAGCGCATCCTTGACCCGGCCATGTCGGTTCTGGCTGCCAACATCGAGTCGGACGCCATGTCCATGTACAAGGATGTCTACCAGGAGGTTTCGGACGTTGGCGCCGCCATCACGCTTGGCGACGTTCTCAACATGTCCAAGACCCTGACTGACAGCCTTGCGCACGGCGATCGTTGCCTGAACCTGAACACGCAAGACAACGTGGACCTAGTGTCGGCTTTGTCGGGCCTGTTCAACCCGCAAGCCAACCTGTCGAAGAACTACCGCGACGGGATGGTTGCCAATCAGTTCGTCGGCTTCAAGGATGTTTACGAAAACACCATGTGGCCGATTCACACGACTGGCACGGACGACGGCACTGGCGACTACCTCGTGAACGACACCGGAACCATTGCCGAAGGTTCGACCAGCATTACTGTCGATACCGGGGCGGGGACGTGGAAGCAAGGCGATATCTTCTACTTCGATGCCGTCTATAGCGTTCACCCGGAAACCAAGGTCAGCACCGGCGTTCTCCAGCCGTTTGTTGTGACTGCGGACGCTGGCGCGTCGGCAACCACGATCAACTTCTCCCCGGCCCTGTATTCTTCGGGGGCGCGGCAGAATGTGAGTGCGATGCCGGCGAACAACGCCAAACTCAACAAGCTTGAGTCTGACCGTTCGACTGCGGTTGGTGCTTCGGCGGACTACAAGATCAGCCTTGGTTTCTGCAAAGAGGCGTTTGCTTTTGCGACCGCCGACTTGGTGATGCCGAAGGGTGTTGATTTTGCCGCTCGTGAGGTTCTCGACGGAATCTCTATGCGGATCGTGCGCCAGTACGACATCAACAACGACAACCTGCCGTGTCGTATCGACGTTCTTTACGGATACAAGACTGTCCGTCCGGAACTCGCGGTACGCGGCGGCTTCAACTGATAGGAGGCTGTGATGGCTGTTGAGTACATCGGCAACGGCGGTCCTGATGGGACCGTTGTGACGAAGGCATCAACTGAGAAGTTGGGCTTCTATGGCACGACCCCGATTGCGCAAGCATCGGTCGCTGCCACCACCACCACGACCGCGACGACGACCGCACTTCAGACGGACATCGACGCGATTCGGACCGCGCTCCAGAACCTTGGCCTGATCGGCTAGTTTGGCGCGCATGTACCATCGGCCCTTGACGGGGCCTGGACGTAAGGCATTCCTCGCGACCCCCGCCTACCAAGGCGTGGGCGCGGGGTTTGCTTTTGCGTACATCCAAAGCGCGACTGCATTAGCTGCGCGCGGGATTCAGGCGGAACCGGCGATCTTTGCCGGGGATTGCCATGTGGACGACAGCCGCAATCGGCTAGTCAGGGATTTTCTTGAGACAGACTGCGACGACCTTGTTTTTCTGGACGCTGATTTGCGCTGGGAGCCGGAAGATTTAGTCCGGCTGCTGAGTTACGACCGCGACGTTATTGCTGCGTCCTACCCCTTTAGGCAGGGCGAGGAAAACTACCCCATACGGTTTTTGCCAGGGGACATTCAGGCCGAGCCTGACGGGGCTGTAGAGGTTGAGGGTGTGCCCACCGGGTTCCTTCGCATCAAGCGGCATGTTTTGCAGACCCTTGCAGATGCGGCGGTTAAGTTCCGGCCCAAGTCGGACCAGAGGGGCGATATCCCCTTGATATTCGAGCGTCAGGTCCATGACGGGTATCGGTGGGGCGGTGACTATACGTTTTGCCGAAAGTGGCGGGACGCTGGCGGAAAGATTTACGTGGACCCCGAGGTAAGTATCGAACACTCGGGGAATGACGTGTTTCAGGGTTCTTTGGGTGCGTGGCTGCGGAGGAAAAACGGCAACACAATTCCTTATTGCTTGAACCTTATCCAAGAGGGCAAAGACACGCCGGCAACCTACCTTGAAATGGTGAAGGAATGGGGCAACGATTGGTCGGCTGGCGTTGAGATGGTGGCGGTTTGCGTTGCCTATGCCCGCAAGCACAGAAACATCATCGAGGCGGGTTCCGGCCTTACGTCCCTGGCAATGGCTGCCACTGGGGCGAAGGTTACGTCCCTTGAGAGTGACCCTGCCTGGATCGAACGCCTATCGGCGTATCAGGTGCCGACGTTGAGCCTCATTCATTGCGAGATTGATGGTGGCTGGTATTCGCTGCCGAATATTCCTCGCGAGTACGACATGGGCGTTATTGACGGCCCTTCGCGCAAAGAAGGCAGCAGGGGTCAGTTTTTGTCTGAGTTCTCAATTAGCGGCCCGATTGTCGCTGACGATATAGACGAGATTGCCATTTTGGCTTGGCTCCGGGCGTTTGCTGAATCCGAGGGTCGTTTGCTGACAGAAGTATTCGGGACGCGGCGGTTTGCCGTGGTGAAATAGCTATGACAATGCTCGCGATTATTCAGGACGTTGCGGACGAAGTGGGCATTCTCCAACCGTCTGCTGTCGCCTCGAACACAGACCCGGAAGTGGTCAAGCTGCTTCGCTATCTGAACAAGGTCGGCAACGACCTAATGAAGGCGGTTGCATGGCAGGACTTGCGCGCAGAACAAACCTACACGTCGGTGGCGACCGAGGAACAGACCTCGATATTGCCTGCGGCCTTTGATCGTTTCGTTCCTGAGACCTTTTGGAACCGGACTGACAAGGTTCTGATCTCCGGCCCTGTGTCGGGCGTTCAGTGGCAGAGCCTAAAGGCTAACGCCTATTCGGACACGTCAAATCCCAAGTTTGCCTATCGGGGTGGGGCGGT